TGTCATAACCGTAATCATCTGGAGTAGGCGGAGAATAAGTTTGTCCGCTGTCTAGCGAACCGGGATCAACAGGAGTTGAAATATTGCCTTCTGTATCCATTCCTCCAGAGTATCCAGGTATAAGATCATTACCACTGAGCAATCCAGATAAAGATGTCGTCAACTTGTTTAATGGCCCACTGAGCGCATCAATCACTTTTTGACCTGCAGGAGACTGAGACAAGGCACCCAAAGAAGCCAAACCAGAGATGGGCGACATGTTGAGTTGAGTCGTGACAGTCGATGGGATCTGTTGGCCCTGCATGATGGATGCAAGAGTTTGCAACTTGGTGAGAGGATAGTTCTGAGCGTTTTGAGCAATGGTCTGCTGTTGAGCGCCCAAAGTGGCCAGAGCATTGATGTCAGCCAAATTCAGCGCTTGGTTTGCCTGAGCCAATTGACTCAAAGCACCACCAGCCTGGGTAAGATTCTGTTGACCCGCAGAGGCCTGCTGACCAGCAGTCTGGCCCAACTGACCCAACAACTGGTTTTGAGCCGTACCTGCTTGCAAGGCTTGTCCATAGCCCTGGCCCAACAATTGTGAAATCTGGGTGTTGAGGTCTTGCATCGCCTGACGCTCAATCTGACCTCGTACTTGAGCACCACGCTGAGAACCAAATTGACCAGAACCAGCCGCGGCGGCTCGAGACATTGGGTCAAGGTTCTGCTGGATGTTACGCATCGCAATGTCAGAAAGGCCTTGAACAGCAGTCTGAACAAATGGATTCATGTACTGCTGGGCTAGAGCCGCAGGGCTACCAGTAGCCTGCTGAAGGTATCCAGCGCCAGCAGCAAGAGGAGATGTTGCGGTAGCGGCCTGAGTCAGGACATCGCCTGCTTGTCCAAGAGTAGGTTGAAAAGCTTGTCCCGCAGCGCCGACATTTTCAAATGCCTGTTGCTGAAGAGGTTGCATGCCAGCAAATTGGGCCTGCCCTGCCGCTTGTTGACCTTGGCTTGCAAGATTGGATAAGTAATCCGTGTAAAACTGCGGTGCAGCCGTTTCCTGTGTCTGGGAACTTTGAAGCAAATTTGCCATTTTTAACCTTTCACTCCTTTGAGGTAATCAAGAGGAGAACGAGCTTTAGGGGGGATTTTAGATAAGGGTGCTGATCTCTTGTGTTCGCGTAATTTCTGGCGCATCTCATCCAGCATCTTTGCCCCACGCTTATTGTCGCCTCCTCCGAGAGAAGTTACAAATGACTCAGGCAGGACAAATTCGCCATCAGCGATCTTTGCTGGGACGGGATTTCCTTCGGCACCGTCTTTATGGGGCACCTGACGCAGAAAATGGGTCAAAACATCTTTTCCGGCTTTGCTGGAACCGTCTCCAAAGGCAGAAACCGCCTCTGCGTCGATCACATAATCGCCATCATGGAGCATGGCTGGGATGTCGTCAGACTGGCCCGTGCCCCGACCTCCAGCATAGTAGCCCGTGATACCCGTAATAAACTCGGTTTTATGGCCATCTGGGGCGTTTTCAGCGTATTTTGAAGGCAACCCCCCTTTGGCCAGGGCTCCAAGTCTTGGAACCTGTTTTAACTGTGTCAAAGGACTTAATTGAATGCCTTTGAGTTGACTTTTAGGCTTAAAAAACACGGGGGCGGCAACTTTGGTGAACTTGGGATTCTGATCCTGAATGAACTTCTGAGTAGCATCCAGAGGCACGCCGTACATAGAATCAACAGATCCTCCGTCAGGATATCCGACTCTGGACATCATCACACGCATCAAATCGGGGTGAATCCCGTCAATCGACCCGCCATCGGCGGCCATGATGGGATTTAAATTATCGTAGAGTTGTTGCAATTTCTGCTCCTCTAGGCCTCCAGCAATCGTAGGGGTGCCCACGGTCAACCATGGGTTTACAACATCCAAAAACCTGGGGCCGACATTAGGCTGCTGACTTAAAGAGCCAGTCGTTGTCGGGGTGGTGCTGGTCGGCGTTTTTGCAGTTGTTTGTGGCTGATTTAAAACTGATGCAAAATTGATGTTTGGCACATTAACGTCATACACTTCAGACGGCACCGTGGTTATTGGGGTACCTGTCACATCAGGGTTATTGATAAAAGACGACGGATCCCCTAAAACAGGGACAGAGTCATAGGGCGTCAGGCCAGTCGCTCCAAGAGTTCCTTGATCGGTTTCCAGGGTTAGTCCTGCTCCACCTCCCATGCTGGGCAAACTTGGTGGGCCCCCAATGATATTGTCCATGCTCAGGCCTTGGTCGGTTGCGCCTGAATCCAATTTGAGACCGCCAGAATCAGATACCGGGATATCACTCATCAAAGAATAATCCACCGGAGACATTTCTCCAAGATTTGATGCGTCGGCAGTAGATGGTAGATTTGATATAGGAGTTGCACTGGTCAAGCTGTAATCTGCTGGAGTCATCTGACCAATATTGGACATGTCAGGCGCTTGATCAGTCTGAATCTGGTCAGCCTGAACCTGATCACCTGTAATGGATGATGGAAGCTGATAGTTCAGGATGGATGCATCTGCAGGGGTGTTTAAAGCCTGATTGGCATCAGAAGCAAATACATCAATACCAGTATTCAAACCAGCATTCAACCCGCCAGATACAGCGCCCTGGAGAGGATCTCGGCCCTGCAAAGTCGCACTTGTCATGCCTTGAAGTGCGCCCTGTGCGGCAGCACCAGCAATTTGGCTTCCAGTCGCTTCAGTTACACCAGGCCCTACATTAGGAAGTGCTTGTGAAACCACATAAGAAGTTCCAACACTTACCAATACTTGTTCAGGTGTTGCGCCATGAGCTATTGCATCAACACCGCTGATTAAAGGAAGTAATTGTGGATTACCGCTTGCTACTGCAGCAACTTTTGCAGCAGTTCCAATTGGGTCATTGATAGCCGCCTGAACAGTGTTTTCTACAGCCTTGGCAACAGGAGCGGCAACAACTTCAACCACATGAACTGCAGTATCAGCAACATTACTTACAACAGAGCCAACTGCATCACCAACACTGCTGATTGTATCGGATATTGCCTCAACAACTCCACCCATTTTATGCTCCCAAATTCAAAACAATACGAGTTTTGCCAGATTGCATATGCAAAACTTGATAACCCATATCAGGCATTGGAGGATTCATTGAAATAATTTTAAAAAGTCTTGTAATCTCATCCCCAGAGAACTCTGTAACTAGAATATGCAAGCCCATGACATGCTTTGCCCAGACACAAAATTCTTTACTGTTTTCTGCGAAATTTGGCCCAGTGTCTGCGTTAAACGCTTTGAAAAATGCTTCTTTACCATTTCCAACAATAACCTCAAACAAGGTGTTTCCAATTTGTTTAACCTTGACGTTAGGTTGAGACAACTCAGAAAGAATGGCAGGCATAACCACTTGTAACGGCATATTTGCCACATCATTTACGCCACTCTTTAAAGCAATCAAAATGATTTGACCACTGTTTAATTTCTGTTTTCTGCTATCGACCAAGTCCATTTACAACTCCGTTGTCAGTACCGCGGCTGAATACACATTTCCCATACCAGCCGCAAGTGACATGATTGCACCATTTTGCGCTTCAACATCATGCGACAAAAAAACTTCGTCTTTTTCAGTTCGATTGGCTATTGCGGGAATAAACCCATCGTTCATATCGTCTATAAGCATACATGTTTCAAGCAAACCACTTGCACCCATTGTGTGGCCAATTTTTTGCTTGTATGAAGTTGCTTTGTATCCATATGTACCAAAAACACGCTCAATCGCAGAGCGCTCGGACACATTGTTAGACTTCGTCCCGGTGCCGTGAGTTTTGATCACACTGATCTCAGCCGGGTTGGCTTCAGACAAGTTCAAAGCCCCATACATGGCCTTCACAAAGCCATCACCGTCCTCAGACTGGCCGATGGCGTTGCCGCACGCTTCAGAGGCCGTATAGGCCCCCAAAAGACGTGCTTTGGGGTCTGGGCCAGGATTGTCCTCAAAGACCGCTAGAACGGCCCCTTGGCCAACATGAAAGCCATAGTTGACTTTGTCAAAAGCAGAGGGCAGCACCCCGGCTTCTTCATCTTTCAAAGACAGGGCCGCTTGAGTTTCGCCAAAGAACTCCAGCACAAGGTTGCTCACCGCGTCCTCGAAGGACAGCACGATGACACGGTTGAAGCCGTAGAATTTGATCAGGGTTTGCACATCCATCAGCGTCTTAAGGCTGCTGGCGCAGGCTGTAGCGTCCGTGACAATGTGATCCACTGCCCCAAAGGACTGGGCGATCTTTCCGGCATAGACTTGCGTCAGGGTCATGGGCAAAAACTTGTACTCGTATGTCAGCCGGGTGTCAGCGCGACGTAGAGGATTGATGCCGGCCAGGTGAGCGTTTCCAGCCGCCAAAATAAACGCTGTCTTGTTCACAGGGTCTTCACGCAATTGTTTGGCAAGCTCCGGGTCAAGCACCTTCTCGGCCAGCTTGTGGGGCGGGTACACCATGCCCATCTTGACCTTGCTGTAGGTCTCAGGAAACCAGTTGACCCGCTGGGGGTAGCGGATGTCCTCGAGCGCCTCGACATCAGGCGTGCATGCGGTGCGGAAGTCACGGAGGTAGATCATTTAATCAACTCCATGGCCCACTCTATGGACTCAGGGTCACGTTTCTTATTTTGCTGAATGAAGTTGTGCAATTCTTGTGGCGTTATAGGGGCGAAGTCTTTGCTCGTCTCGTCGTCAATGTCGTAGATCATGCACATGTACATCAGAATCATCAGACCGTCGAGCGAATCAATCGATGTCTCAGTGAAAGGGATATCCAGCGTCTCCAGAGGGATCATCTCCTGATGTATCGGTTTCGCAAACCGAGCGACTTTATTTAGCAATTCTAAGAAGTTCATTGCGGCATCACCGACATAATGCCGACCATGGCCTGTGCCCAGTCTTGCCAATTTTCATAAGAACGATGATCTGGCACCCCAGACATCACAAAGTATCCGATTCCATTGAGTCCGTTCACCCAAGTTCTCCAGTTTTCTTCTGCCACATGTCCCAATTGATTGGGAGCGAATAGTTCTTCCATCAGTTTGCAGTACTGATCCCAAGTCATGCCGCGGGGGTCGTAGATAATCATTACGGATTTCCTGATCCGCGCACATCGCCTGCGTCTATGCTGAGTACAACTCTCCCCATAAAGTAGTCACCATTCTGAGTGTTACTTCCAAATCGCAAGCGCATTTCACGACGCTGTTCTTTCATGTCAATTTTGAGAGTATCTGGATTGAATGTATAGAAGTCTGATGGGTCATCAGGGCCATCGGCATATGATTTGCCTGTAACTACCACATACATCTCTCCAGACTGTATGAAATCTGGCTCAATCCGCTCACAACGTGTCCAAACATTGTTTCCAGCATCAGGAGCGGCACCCACAAAACCCATGGTTGCACCGATAACATTGGTCTCGACATAGGACTCGATTGCATTCACCTGGTTGGTGTAGACCTGATCCGTGCCTTTTTCATGTTGCCAAAGAGTGTATTTGTTAGATGTATTCTCATCCCAGCCGCCCCAAATTGGACGACGGAACACCTCAGAAAATACTCCGGCAGAACGACGAGCACCTAAAGCCTGACCAGCGTCATACCAGCACTTTTCTCGTACATTGTAAATTACGGCGTCATCGCACTCAGTGCTGTCTCCACTAGGGAAAAACCACCAGATTTCACCCCAGCGAGGCACCTTGGACACCCAGACTTTCTGGCGCTGGGCGTAATTCAATCGATCAAAAAAGTAATTGAAGTTTTGCTTGTTATCGACCTCTTGAACGATACCGTTGTACATCAGGAAACGGTCAGTACCTGCCCAGTAGAAGATACCATCGTACTCAATGACGCATTGGCTAGACATGATTGAAGATTGTTGAGTAATCAGGTCATAACGCCAATACAGTGTCTGATTGCCGACTTGCTGGGGAGAATAGGTCACTCGCACCACCGAATCCAATGTCCAAAACAGTCCAGCAGGAGAAGTTGTTCCCCCGCGCAAAGGCAAACCCTTGACCACCTTGGTGGAAGAAATATTGTTTTTGTTTGAGTCAGCAGACGTCCAGTTGTTGAAATCTCCTGCGGCACAGTTGGCGATATACCCGTTGTTGCCATACACAAAAAGGTAAGGGAACAACATCACAATGCCGCCAGAAATCTCAATGTTGTTGTCAAAAGTCAAAGTTTGAGCACCATTCACAGTGGCGTTTTGACTCAGGGTTACAGTCCAAACACCAGCAACAGTCTCAGCAGACAAAACAGTCGTTCCCGCAGGTATTCCAGTACCAGATACCGACAAACCAGGCCCAATTGCAACATTGGTGGTCGCAAAGGTTACGGTTGGACTTCCAGAAGTCAAAGTTCCAGTATCTGTAAAGACACCAATTGGGTTTACCGAAGTCCCAATAAAAGGCCCATATAGAGGCCTTGTGTTTACCGTACTGGAGATATCGTTCAAATTTTGCCCGGGATGAGCAATAAGATTGTTTGCACCATTTCCCAGGGCATCATAGCCAATGTCAAACTGCCATAGAGTATTGGAACTGGGGCTGAAGGAAGTAATCGACGAAACATATCCAGCAAAGCCTGAGCCGATCCCGCCAATGTCAACAGCATTGATGGTAATAGCCTCAAAGTACACATATCCTACTCCGCCGCTTGTGACAGTGACCGATGTAACAATATTGCCAGAAACCTCTACAGTGGCCAAACCACCACTACCTGCAACGGCATTCAAGGGCACATTGTTATATGTCCCATTGACGTATCCAGCACCTGGATCCGTAATACTGACAGTCAGGACAGAATCCACAGGATTGATGGGTGTGGGCCCAAAACCAACAGCATTATCGTTGTCAGTTATCCATCTTTCGATGCCGGCTGCATAGCCAGAAATAACGTAATTCAAACCGTTGTCGGCGCTCATGATCATTCCGCGACTGATACCAGAGGCGTTCAAAAATGATGCGTTGTACCCAGCAATTTTCCTTGGCCTACCATATTGGAAGCGAACCCATTTGCCATTTATATAACTTTGGGATGCGAACAAAGTGCTATCTCTTTGAATCCCAGCACTTACCTGCAGTACGACGACTTTCGCAGTCATTAAAACGCTCCACCGTTGATACCTACTGGCAAGAGAAGTCCATTCGCAGTCAATTTTCCTGCAGAAGAACCACTTATCGCAAAACCCAACTGACCGCTGGCAGCTAAGTACAGACCTGTTGTTGCGTCACTTAAAAAAGACAAAGAGGGGGCGGTGTCAGAACCATCACCCAAAGTCAAAGCATTGATGAACGATGAGGTTGACGTCTGAGCGTTATAGACATTCGTTCCATCACAGATTGCAATAATTGTTTGATTCTGGGGCAGGTTGATAGTGGTTCCACCCATTACTCCAGTAGTGAAGGTTAGTGTGAATGATCCAGTTGTTTTGTTTTGGAATGAATAAAGCTGCACGGTCGGCGGAAGCACCACAGTACAGTTAGAAACTAAAACACCTATGTACTCCTGGATAATGCTGGTCGCCTCAGAAGAGGTCAACACTACTGTTCCGCCAGTAACATTCTTGACTAACTGAGTAAAAAAGAATTGGGAAGATTGGCCATAGGCATAAGAGAACCAGTCGGATCCACTTGAAACAATTACCAAAGATTCATCAATCTGCAATTGAGCAGATACGTTTCCATCAATGGTATCCAAGCCGGTCAGCGCAACATTTAAGATGCCAGTGCCATCATTTTTCAGGACAAAGAACCATCCAGAATTTAGACTACTAGCACTTGGCAAAGTGATTGTTCCTGCGCCACCCGTCCAGACATACAGCTTAGACTGTCCTATAGGTGTCAAATAGAAGTCAGATGAAAAAGTGACCACAGGGGTCACAGTATTAAGAGTAGTGTTGACTGCATTAAGTCCATAGCCAGCCAGCGCGGCGGCATTAGCGGCAGATGTTCCAGCGCCAAGCTGAACCGATTCCCATGTGCCGTCAATTGTGGAGTTGTCTGTTAAGTAAATGTACTGAGCAATTCCAGAACTCACACTTACGATCGTGTTGCCGCTGTTGTCTACTACCGTAAAATCGTTAGCACCCAAATTTCTAAAGAGGACTGTCTGGCCGGTAGACACCTCAGTGGCTGGTGCCAAATAGATACTCAGGCTTGCAACAATTGCCGTTACATCAATGATGTTGGCAACAACATTAGTAGTGTTGCCGTTGATTGGCCATTGCAAGAAGGTGTCAGTGCTGATTGTCAGCGCCTCATACCCAACCTGAGATGGATTGATTGTTTGTCCAGTATAGGGAGAAATGTATGTCGTCATGATCAAGAATCCACAGCAACGGCTTGACGGTCACCAACTCGAGCTACATCCTCACCTTTAAGGACTTGTATCGATTCAGTGTACTTCTGTTGAAAAATTTGACGCTGGTCGTTCTTCAAGAACGGCATCGCCTGGAGCAAAGTCCCAAACAACATTGCATTTGGAGCATTTTGCGTTATCCAGTTAGTCTGATTGGTTGAGCTTAAAGGAACCACACGCTCATAGTACAGCACTTCCATCGCATAGTCCTGATCAGGCGTCGGAGCCAAATACCAATGATCCCAATCAGTGTCTGCGTAGAACAAAGGATTAGTAGTCTGACTACTATCTGGCCAATAGTTTTTGAGGTACTCGTATTTGCGTAGAAGAATTGGTTGCTTTTTCCCGTTGACAGTGATATTCATTGAAACCGTTTTGCGCCACCGGGCTGGTTTTTGTACTACCGGATTACCAACACTCAATGTAGTCTCAGCCACTTGAAGCTGGCCCAAAGTCTTAATTTGCTCTGCAATTTCAAACTCAGCCAGAGTAATAAAAGTGGGGATAGCATTGACGACAGCCGCGTCTTTACGTTCCAAATACTGTAGAACAGTACTTGTCAGACTGTCATAAGTCAAAACCCAAGATGGTGTAGTCATGTCATTTCCTCACTTTGATGCGACGCTTATCCCAACATCTCGGCTTCAGCCGTTCTGCGCCTAACTAACCCCGGCAACACTTTCCCGCCACCCCTGACCCAGCGTTTTAATTCGGTCTTGGCGCCATCTCGGTCATTAGCCAGAATCCGTTTTCTTAGGGTGGATGAGGCAAGGTTTCCGCTCCCCAAGTTGTAAACAAAATCAACTATGGCGGCAACGGCTCCCGGCCCCCAAGCACCCAAGTTATTACAGAGTTTTATGACTCTGGGAAAGCAGGTTGTGCGAAGTTCCCACATTAAAAGAGCCTCCGCACGTTCCTTTGTTATTGGTGGGTCAGCTAGTGTTACCCTGACCCCGTTTTCATACATGGTTGTCCCATAACCAATGCTAGGGACACCCGCTGGGCACAAATATGGCCTGAGGTATAGCCCCTCAAAAGAGCGGCACAAAGAGGCGGCAATAACAATTGGCTCGTCGCTCATTTGGTGATCTCAAACTGCATATTTTCGTGACGCGGGTACTGCACCAGCGTTTCACCTTCTGGGCACTTATACTTGATCCTTCCGAGCAAAGTTGCTTTACCAGTTGCCACCATGCTTTGATGCTCTGGTGCGATTGAGATGCTGTAAGCAAACTTGTCCACCT